ATAACCTTTAGTTTTCCATTTAGGGATTCTAGGTTTAAGTTTATTTTTCTTTCTCCCACACTCATCGCACAAGCTTCTATAGTGTGTTATACCTACACGGTGGTAGTTAACAGAACAGTGATTCTTTCCACAGGTGTTGCATATAGGTCTCATCATGTATTTACTCATAAAGCCTTCGAAGGCACGGTAAGTATGTCTTTTTATAAGTATTTGATAAATATTAATATGCAAACAGGTAGTAAACCTTAAAATTTTACATAAAGGAAATATAAAATGGCATTAACATCTCCAGGCGTAGAAGTAACGATCATTGACCAGAGTCAATATCTTCCAGCCCCAACGAATTCCGTCCCACTTATTCTATTAGCAACAGCGCAAAACAAAGCTGATGCATCTGGAACAGGTATAGCAGCCGCAACAACGGCCGCTAACGCAAATAAACTATTCCAAGTAACAAGTCAGAGAGACTTAGTAAACTTATATGGTACACCATTCTTCTATACAACGACAAATGGTACACCAATACAAGGTTATGAGTTAAATGAATATGGATTGTTAGCAGCCTATAGTACATTAGGTGTAACAAACCGTTGTTATGTTTTACGTGCTGATATTGACTTAGCTAGTTTAGTTGGTCAAACAGGCCGTCCAACTGCGAATCCAGCTGCCGGAACATATTGGTTAGATACTACTACAAGTACATGGGGTATCTATGAATTTAATCAGACTACCGCACAATTTACACTACAAACTCCGATTGTTATTACAAATGCGAGTGATTTAACTGCAGGTGTACCAAATAGTAGTATTGGAAATATTGGTGATTATGCTGTAGATGCTATTCAAATTACTACTTCAGCCGACGGAACTAATAGAACATATTGGTATAAAACAACATCTAATGTTTGGGAATTTTTAGGAAGCCCTGAATGGAGATCAGATGTCCCTGCTATTCAAGGCACAAATTCCAATCCAACATTAACAGCCGCTAATACATTTACAATTAATATGTCAGGTATAACAGGAGTAACAGCAACTATTACAGTTCCGGCATCAACTAATAATAATGTAGCAGGTGTTGCTGCCGCAATTAATGCTTTAGGATGGACAGGATTATCTGCTGAAGTACGTAGTGGTAAATTATGTTTATTTAGCAATCAACGTGTTACTTCCGGTACAACAAGTCTTGTTATCGCAGCCGGTACTGGAACAGTTCTTACTGATATAGGCATTACTGCAGGAACATATAATCAACCAGTACTCGGATATGGCACAAGTGCTCAAATGCCATTATGGGGTAGTAATCAAACTACTCCTAGACCAACAGGTTCAGTATGGATTAAAGTTGGTTCAGCCGGTACTGGATTAAATCCAGTATTATCTGTATTTAATGGTTCAACACAATCATTCCAAGCTAAAAATGTATCATTAGCAATAAGTGATTGGGTAGCAACTAATAATTTAGATGCCACCGGTGGACAAGCTATTCCAGCTGGTACAATATATGGACAGTATGCATATAATCTTACAGGAACGAACCCAGGAAGTCCTGCTCCCTTTTACATGTGGGAAAGAATTGCAACTGGCCCAACAGTAATTACTGGTTCTAATACAACTCCAGATTTTACAGCTGGTTCATATTATATGAATGTGTATGTATCAATACCCGGAAGTTCCACATTAAGTTCAGCTTATCAATTTACATTAGCAGACAATACTGATGCCACAGATTTTGTTACAGCATGGGCAGCCGCTAGTATACCTTATACAACAGCAAGTGTAACTACTGATGGTGCTATACAATTAACACATACTACCGGTGGTGAAATTATATTAAATGATTTTGTAAATAGTGCATTTACAAATATCAATGTATCTAATGGTTTAATAGCAGAAGCTGGATTTGAAATTAATACAACACCTGGTGTAAAGTACGGGCCTGCATCTGAGCCTGCATTTACTGGATTGGCACAAGGATCTAGTTCAGGAAGCGGAACTGGTGCTACATTTAATGTTAATATTTTACCGTCTGTTAATTATGCAATGGTAGGTGATGGAGTTCAAGCCGGTGGCGCCAGTTATGCTGTAGGTGATACTGTTACTATATTAGGTACTAGTTTAGGCGGAGCTACTCCTGCAAATGATCTAGTTGTTGAAATAACATCAGTTTCCGCTGGAGCGGCAACATCATGTACATACGTATCAGGTACACCAGCATCAAACTTTACTACACAATTAAGTAACTGGGTTGAATTTACATATATTGCCAATGAAGGTGAGCCAAATATAGCTCCTGCTAATGATACAAATTGGTTCTACAGTGTAGTTGACCAAGTTGATATAATGATTAACTATAGTGGTGCATGGTATGGTTATGGTAATAGAGATTATGACAGTAGTGGTTTTCCGCTACCAAGTGGAACCAATGTAACTGATCCTAACGGACCATTGATTAGTGCTACTGCACCATCAGTACAAAGTGACGGAACTGTATTAGAATACGGTGATATATGGATTGACACTAGTGACCTAGAAAACTACCCAGTAATTAGTCGTTGGCAAAGTGTTAGTGGTACCGATCAGTGGGTATTAATTAATAATACTGACCAGACAAGTAGTACTGGTGTAGTATTTGCTGATGCACGTTGGTCAAGTGATCAAGATACTATTAGTCCAGTAGATGATCCTATCCCAACAATTGTTAGTTTATTAACTAGTAATAATCTCGACTTAGATGCTCCGGATCCAACACTATATCCATCTGGTATGTTGTTATTCAACACACGCCGTAATGGTTATAATGTAAAACAATATAGATCCGACTATTTCAATAGCACAGATTTCCCAGATGAAACATTACCTACATTTACTGATACTTGGGTAACAGTAAGCGGTAATCAAACAAATGGTAGTCCATATATGGGTCGTAAAGCACAACGTGCAATGGTTGTTCAATCATTGAATGCTGCAATTGCTACTAATACAGCAATACGTGATGAAGATAATTTCTTTAATTTACTTGCAACACCTAACTATCCAGAACTACAACCCGGTATGATTACATTGAATAATGATCGTGGTCAGACTGGTTATATTTTAGGTGATACGCCAATGAGATTACCAGATGATGCTACTGCAATTCAAGCATGGGCCAATAATACAGCAGGTGCATCAAGTACAGGTGAAGAAGGTCTAGTAAACCGTGATACATATATGGGTCTATTCTATCCTAGTGGATTGGCAACTGACTTGCAAGGTAATCAAGTCGCAGTACCCCCATCATATATGATGTTGCGTACATTCTTGCGTAATGATACTATCAGTTATCCTTGGTTAGCGGCAGCAGGTACTCGTCGTGGTACAATTGACAACGCATTAAGTATTGGATATATTGATAGTGCTACCGGTGAGTTTATATCAATCAAGACTCGTTTGGGTATACGTGATGTATTGTATATTAACTTCATAAACCCATTAGTATTCTTTACTGGTGTTGGATTATTGAACTACGGTAATAAGACCAGCTTTAATAGTTCAAGTGCATTAGATAGAACAAACGTTGCTCGTTTAGTTGCTTATATTCGTAGACAATTAACATTAGCGGCAAGACCATTCGTTTTTGAACCTAATGATTCATTAACACGTAATCAAATTGCAGGTGTTGTACAAACATTGATGGTTGATTTAGTTGCTAAACGCGGTCTATATGATTATCTTGTAATTTGTGATGAAAGTAACAACACACCAGCAAGAATTGATAGAAATGAACTTTGGATTGATGTTGCGGTTGAGCCTGTTAAGGCAGCTGAATTCATCTATATACCAGTTCGTATATTGAACACAGGCGAGCTTGGTGGACAATAATAAAATATGATACCCCGGAGGGGGTATCTATTTAAATAGATAAATATTAATAACAGGAGAAAAAAATGGCAACAGGGTCACAATCATTAGTTAACATGACAGTAGCAGGAGATAACTCTGGTGGAAATCAGGGTTTACTAATGCCCAAATTACAATATAGATTTAGAGTTAACTTTTTAAATTTAGGTACTAGTGCTTCTACTAACGAGTTGACTAAGCAAGTTATTGACGTAACTCGCCCATCAGTTAGTTTTGGAGAAATTACTATACCAATTTACAATTCTACTATGTATTTGGCAGGCAGACATGAATGGCAACCTTTGACAATAAATGTTAGAGATGATGCATCAGGTAGTGTTGCTAAACTAGTAGGTCAACAATTACAAAAGCAAATGGACTTTCTTCAACAAGCTAGTGCAGCCTCTGGACAAGATTATAAATTTCAAACAGACATTCAAATATTAGATGGCGGCAACGGAACATCAACGCCGGTTGTGTTAGAAACATGGGAAGTATATGGTTGTTTCTTGCAGTCTGCTAATTACAATAATTTAGGATATGGATCAAATGAAGTTGTAACTATACAACTGTCAATTCGCTTTGATAATGCACTACAAACTCCTTTAACAACCGGTCTAGGTATAACAGTTGGCAGAACAACGCAGACTTTAGTAACCGGTATTGGTTCTGGTACAACGTAATTATTAATATATGGCAGGATTCTTTCAAAATTTAGCAACAGACGCGGCAGCAGGGTTTTTTGCCAACGACTATCTACGTGATTATACTCACGCTAGTAAAACATTTATACCCAATGCATATCAATATGCACCTAAGTTTAAATTTCTATTCCATGTTTATTTTGAAATAAATCCAACCGTATACTCACTTGGTGCGTCGTCCGATCCAAATTTGGATGCAAACTTTGGATTAGCAGTTAAAACTGTAAAAATACCAAGCTATAGTTTTGACACACATATAATGAATCAATATAATCGTAAACGTATTGTACAAACAAAAATTAAATATGATCCAATAGATATTGTTTTTCATGATGATAATGGCGGTTCAGCATCAAGTCCTACAGGCGGCGGAATAATTCGTAACTTGTGGTATAACTATTATACATATTACTACAAAGATGCAACTAAACCTGTAAATTCAAGTAACTACAATACACGAAATATTTACGCAAAATCTATTACCGGCAATACCGATTGGGGCTATATAGGAGAAACAGGAAATACAGTTAACGGCTATACTGAAACTAGTACCGGTCAAACTAAAATTCCATTTTTTAAAAATATTACCATATATGGATTTAATCAACGTAATTATGTAGCATATACATTAATTAATCCAATGATAACTAGGTTTGCACATGACACTTACGATTATTCACAGGGTAATGGTACTATGGAAAATTCTATGTCTATAGATTATGAAACAGTAAAATATTTTAAAGGTGCAATGAATGGTAAAAATCCTAGTAATAAAGTTCCTGGATTTGGATTAGATCAACATTTTGATTTGACAACAAGTCCCATTGCCAGACCCGGTAGTCAAGCTACTATTTTAGGTCAAGGTGGTTTAGTAGATGGAGGAGAAGGAATACTTAACGATTTGACTCCAGATGCAGACGGTAACAGAAACATATTAGGTGCTATACAAAAAGCAGGGGTAACTTATAATACTCTTAAAAATATGAATTTGAAACAAGCTGCCAAAGCTGAGATAACTAAAGGTATTACTAATGCTATTATGAACCCACTAAATAATACTGGAAGAAATAAAATATTTAATATACTCTCATTCGGTTCTACACCAAATCCACCAAATTCTAGCTTTGCTGGTGTAACTCCTCCTGATATAAGTGCAGGGTGATAAATTATGGCAAGAATTATAGACGACCGAACTTCACTTGATTTAACCGTTAAAATATTTGACGATTTCTATGCATTTAATATGGTAGTAAACGGAAATGAATTTGATATTGTTAACGGTTATTTTAAAACTGTATGTGATACTAAAGCTATTGCTGGTAATTTTACAACATTTCTATTCAGAATAGCACAAGAGACAGGTATACCTGTATTAGATTTACTAGGACAAATTCAAGGCACCGGTAGTAAATTACAAATGAATCAAGTTATATCATACTATTTAAACAGTTTTAAATCTAAAACAAGTTTGTATGGTACAAGTACAGTACCACAATCTACTCAACCGGTAGCACGTAATATAGTGCAATAATCATGGCAAAGTATGCTCAAGGTACATTTGTCCCAAAAAATACTGAAAAATATGTAGGTAAACATACCCCTAGGTATCGTAGTGGTTGGGAACTAACATTTATGACCTTTTGTGACAATAACAAAAATGTATTGTATTGGCTAGTGAGGCGATAAGCGTACCATATCGTAATCCATTTACCGGACTACCAAAAACATATATCCCTGATTTTTTTGTAGTTTATCAAAATAAACATGGTAAAAATATTGCTGAGATAGTTGAGATTAAACCTAAAAAACAAAGTCTTATAGAGAGTAAAGTTGCTAACGCTAGAGACAGAATGGTAGTAGCAATTAATCATGCTAAATGGCAGGCTGCAATGGCCTATTGTAAACATCATGGATACACCTTTAGAGTCATAACTGAGGATGATCTTTTCTATAATGGGCGAAGCAAGTAACTAAATACTTGTATGACAAAAAAATTAAACGAATTATTTGAGTTACCACAAGATGAAATAGATAGCTTGCATTTTCCTATTCCAGAAAATGCAAATGAAATAACAACTGATGCATTAAGCGCATTAGAAAAGATTGACCATGCATTACCGCAAGTTCGTGGATTGGAAGCGAGTGATACAGAACTAGATGAATTAGCACAAATGGCTGTTGATAGTTTTAAGGATCTAAGTGATTTGGGAATGCAAGTTGATAGTAGATTTTCTAGTGAAATTTTTAGTGTAGCAAGTAATATGCTTGGTCATGCTATCACAGCTAAAACAGCAAAACTTAATAAAAAGTTAAAAATGATTGATTTACAACTTAAAAAAGCACAATTGGATCAGAAATTAGCTAACCAGGCTGAGGAGATAGAAAACACTCCTGTCGGTGAAGGTAAAGCACTAGACCGTAATGAGTTGTTAAAGATGTTGGCTAGTAAAACAAACGACCAATGATAAATACATAATACAGGAATAACGCAATGAAAAG